CTAGTTGTAATTTCTTTTGTTGATTTATTAATTGTATTATTATTCCTTCTAGTCTTGTAAACTGTTGATTTATATCCTTTGTTAGATCGTCTTGTATGTACTTGTTTTGCTTCCATATGAAGTAACCGAACGCTATAGCAACTGCTACAGGAACTCCAAACGTCTCTATTATGGCCAACATATCCATTACTACCCTTCGATAAGTTTACCATCTACTATCGCCTTACCATTTTTTATCTCAACAATGTTCACGAAACTATTTGGACCGTGATAAGTCACAATAGCAAATGCATGTTTCCAGTTTATAGGTCGACCCCCTATAAAACTATTAGCTTTAGGGCTCATATCTTTTAAACAACCTATACTATAGGCTGAAATAGGACCCTTAGCACTCTTATCGGTATATACTTGAATATCATGGTGATGTCCATACATTATATTTTGCTTATACTGCCTACAATGATTAGATGCATGATTCATACCACTATAATTATGTCCATGATAATAGCTCATATCTCCTATTTCTAGGAGTTTTCCTAGCTCATGCACTTCATAACCTCTCTCAACCAACTTAAGTGCTTTGTTTAGCCCATATTGGTCCAAATAAGGATATTCGTTTACAAAATACTCTAACCATTGATCATGGTTACCAGTAATAAAGTGTTTTTCTTTAACATTTGCTTTATCTAAAGCTTCGTCAATTTGATCCATTCCCTTATTTACTTCTTCTATTTCTTGAATAACATCAGGTAAATAGTATTCTAAGGGTGGTTTATTTTTTCTTTTCCACTGCCAATGACTTGCACTTCCCCATTCTCCAGTATCGCCTAAGTCAATATATCCATCAGGTTTAATTTCCTTTATAGCTTTACATACAACGTTAATTGCCTTTTTATCAGCAAGAGGAAAATGCTTATCTGGTGTAACTATGTATTTCTTCAATTTAACCCACCTTCTGGGGGTATACCCCAATCTGAATGATTAGTCCAATAGTGGCTACTTTTTTCAAGTAATATTTCTGTCTCTATCTCATCTAACTTTAGATATAATGCTCCACAGTCGTCACACATCCAGAATAATGTTTCATCTAAGGCACCAAGTACTTGTACTGCAACTATTTCATCGTTTTGACACTCAGGACAGCAGCTAGGAGCTGTAGAATGAACTGTGCAATCTTCAATCCCTAGCTTTTCAATATTAGTTTTACCCTTGTCAACGACAATTAAGTCGGCATAACACATGAACTCAGATATTCTTATTTTCTCTTTTTCATGTTTATTTTTCAACGAGCGCTTTCTTAACTTTAGTCCAAACCTTATCATCTAGTTTATTCTTAGAGCTTTTAACTAGCAAGTCGCCTAAACCAGACACAATCTTGATTTTAAGCTTTTCAGTAACAAGTTTACCTGCTACTTTCTTTAAAACCTTGCCAATTATAAATTTCCCTAACATTACTTGAGTATTTCTGCTTTAACTATCTCTTCTACAGAGTCATATATTGCAGTTAATATCTTTTCTTCTGTTTTCTCTGAAATGATAGGTATATCAACGTTTTCATTTAATGCTTTTATGATTTTTGTTTTCATATCATCATTAAATAGGTAATCTGCTATTAGTTCTTTCATTTAATCTCCTTATAGATTTTAATTAACATAAATACTAGTGTTGATAGTGCTGCCAATGCACTAAAAACTGGTGGAACCCATTCTGTCCAATGTAACATCTGTGCTGTAGTGGATCCCGCAATACCTACGGCTGATGTTTTTAAAGTGTCAATCATTTATGCTTCCCCTTCTTAATCGTCTGTCCAAGTTATATTTAAAGTTGTGTTTGCTGCATATAAAGCAGAGCCTCCAATTCTACACAAACAAGACCAAAAACCACCTGTAGAATTATATTGAAGCACAGTTACCTGCTCAAATCCATGCGGATTAGTACTTGCATCTCTTTCATTTTCCGTTACATCTTGTTGGTTAGATACGCTCCAAGTTGAATTTCCACCAGGTACATTGTAAAAATATATAACCATATTAATAAATGCTGATTCTGTTTCAAAAGTAAGTGCTTGATAGTTATCTCCACCATGGTCAAAAGCACTTTCTTGAGTAAGTACTCCTGTGGAAGCATTTCTATGTGCTATAATTACTTGAGTTTGTGTTGATGTCCATCCACTTGTTCCAGTTAAATTTATTTTCATATTATGATATAAAGGAACGGCATTTCCATTAGTAGAATAAACCTTGTCTCCTTCATCAAAATCTTCATTGCAAACCTTTTGAATAGTAGATCCCGCTAAACTAAATATCTTTCCATCATAATGGTCATTATCATCAGTTACTGGTTCATAGTATTTAACTGTAAGAGAATCTATACAACAATCGCCTCTCCAATAATAGCCGCCTGCTGCAGTTGTTGTGTTCCATAGGTAAGAATAAGTATTCATAGCCTCATACATCATGTATATATAAACAATTTTTCCACCCGCACCCGTTAAGTCTACTTCAAATTTTCTCCATTTATTTGCATTTGTTGCTGTAGAAGATGTATTATGACCCGATGTTTGTTGTTCTCCTACAATTCTTTTTTTACCTGTAACATCAATAGTTTCATCTCCATTAGAATCATACGATATATTTAAACCTCCACCCGTATCTCCGTCTCCATCTATATCTGTGTATCCCGTAAAGCCTGCACCATCAAATGCTGCTGCTGTTACCCAAGTTGAACCATTAAATTTTTCATTACTAGCATTATTATCTTCTGTAGAACAAGCAAAACCTAAAGCACCTATTCTAGAACCATACATATGAAATCTACCTTCAAGTTTAATTGTATCTGTGGCGCTATATGAAGATAAATCAATTTGGTCAGTTCTTATTAGGTGAACTCCTCTATATTTATTAGTGGAATCCCCATATGTATTACTTCCTATACTAGAGGCTTCTATTCCGAGGTATCTTTGAGTGTTATTAAAGCCACCTGTAGCTATTGCATCTGAATGTGCTCCATAAGGTCCAGTACTACTTGATCCAGTAAGACCAACCATTGTTACCCAACCTCTAATTCTTTGATTCATTGAGGTTTTAGTGTGTCCATAGTTTTGAGATTGATTGCCTGGTCCAGCCTTCCAAGAAGATAATCCAGTACTTCTCCAAACATAACCTGCTCTTAAATTTGTACCATCAGTTCCGTAATCGCCAGTACCACTATTACTAAATTTTTCCCATCCCTCTGGAAGATAATCTACTAAACCATTATATGAATAGGCTACATCAGAAGTTGATTCTTCTGGTAAGTTCTCCCAATCTTCAGTCCATAATGTAGTAGGCATTTATTCCTCCAACTCAAAACAAATTGGACAATAAAGAATTGTTTGCCCACTTTTAAATTCATCTAAACCTTCTTCAATATCCTGCCTTTCGTCATAAAGCAAAGAATCATCTTTTAATTTAACATTAAATTTCCCTCCATAAATACTAAAAATCCCTTCCTCTAAATAACAAGGGATATTCTTACAGGTTGTTCTATTGCATTGACTCATTATACTAATGTTACCCAAGTCTTGTCAGGGTTAAAGTAAACTATTTGATTAGCAACATGTACTATATATCCAACAGGTCTTACTATATCTCCCGTACCTGTAGGTGCTGTATTAACTAAGCCTCCATTATCTCCTATATAAACAACATCTCCAACATTTCCACCAGCTTGTAAAGTTGCAACCCTAACTAATCCATTTATTAAGTATCCACTGGCAGGATGCGCATCAGCGACATTATCAGATCCCATAACTCCTAGCATTCCTTTTCCGTGAGCCTCTGTGTCTTTATCTGCCAGAACCCAAGTTCCTGAAGCACAAACCGCAAGTTTCCCTGCGCCTAAGTTAGAGGTCGCTGCTGTACCTATAACTATTGTTTCTCCGAAATATTCCCCTGCTGTATTTAAAGTAGTGTGACTACTTCCATAATTAACAGTCTTTAGATTCTCGCCAAAAGCGAGACCATTGTCAGCCGTTACTACTTTCTTCCAAGTTGCCACTATATTTCAACCATTTTAGTTAATAGTTCTTGATGTATTTTTACCACCTTATCCAGTACTAGTGCTAAAGGTTTTGCTTCAGCCCCTGTTATTTGAGAGGCGTGAAGCAATCTTATTAGCATTTCAGTATCTTCTATAGTAAATGATACCTTTTTTGTTGGTGCTTTAAATTGACTCATTATGAATAGATATGTATTGAGTCGTCATCAGAATCAATAAATATTTGACCTATAAAACTAGCGTTAACATTTGGAGCACTAGAACCAGTTGAAGATGTAACTACATTTTGAGTAATTACACTAGCACCATTACCAGAGTTAACATTTTTTCTTTTTACTTGCCATATATTGGCAGACTCATCCCAGTTTAAAGCAACGTTTGCAAGATCTCCTCTTTCAATACTAATTCCACCATCTGTTGGAGTTGTACCAGTTAAATTACTATTTAATACTATATTATTATCTGCAAGTAGTATCTCTTCAGTATTTACTGTTGTTGTAGTACCTGCTACTTCAAGATCTCCATAAACTTTTACGTTACCATTTTTAAAATGATAGCAAGTATCAGAATTATCAAGGTCATTACAATCAAAAACCACTTCTGCTTGACTTGATGTTGTGGCGTTTAACTTCATTATTGGAGCACCGAGATTACTGTTATATCCTGATGTACCATTGAAATGAGCTAATTGTAACCATGATGTAGAGTTTGTTCCACCATCTGTAAAAAGAAGAGAGTCAGATCCACCACTACCTGAAATCTTCCAACTTTGTTGACTATCTCCTGCTAATTTAAGAGTAGCACTACCACTAGATACTCCACTTACACCATTTAAAGTTATGCTCTTATCTGCAGTTAAACTATTAGCGACATCTAATTTACCAGTAAAGCTTACAGTATCTCCTGAATCAGTTCCAATAGTAATAGTTTCATCACTAGTACCACTTGATGATTCAAGCGCTGCAAGTTTTGTTAATAGATTAGAATTACTTACATCGTCATTATCTGCACTGACTGTAGCCCATGTTAAACCTCCATTATTACCTGATTGTTTAGATAGGAATTGCCCGTTAGTTCCAGCATTAGATATGTAAAGATTATCTTCATCAACTGACTCAGAAGACATATGAGCTAAATCTATTGATGCATTTGTATAATGTTCTGAATTTATTGCATCATTTGCTATTTTAGCGCCTGTAACTGCATCTGCGGCTAATTTACCTGTTGTTACGTTTAAATCTGCTATTTTAGCAGTTGTTATTGCACTATCATCTATTTGTCCTGTGTCAACGGTAGCTAGCGTTGCTAAAGCTCCTTGACTTGATATTGCTGCAGCTGTTTGACTGATAGTACCAGTAGAGTTTTCTACTACTACCTTTTTCCATGTTGCCATTGTTATCTCCTTAAATTATATGTTAATCATCCAAGACATGCAATTCTCCGCTTATTTTAACTAAGTCGCCTTTAATAAAGCCACTTGTTGCAGGAGTATAACTATTGTCAAATAAGTTCAAAGAACTTAAAGATACTCCAGCGGTTGTTATATTAAAGCTAGAAGCGCCTTGAAATTTAAATTTTAAATCTGTTGCCGAGGTCGTTAAAGACCAATTCTGACCTAAATCCCATGTTTTGGTATTTATATCAGATGTACTATTCCATACTCTTTGTAACGGAAAATTTACAGTCTCAACCACGGCTCCATTTCTGGAGAACGTTGACGTTGTAGATATATTTTTTCTGCTAAAAGCCATTAGAAGTGTACGGGTTTAATGTATCCACCAGATACTTTATTTCTACTAGCATATTTTTTACCCTCTCTTACTGATGCTGCATACATTTGGTCAAAATAAGCAGCTAGTTCTAGATTTAATGAATCTCCAGGTAGTCTGTATAAATCTGCTATAACCTTATAAACTAATCCTTCATGAAATTGTTCTGGTATTTCAGGACTAACAGTTAAATCATCAGTTAACTTTAAAGGTCTAGCTATGTAAAAAATTCTTATACCTTTACCAGCTACTGTCGGTGATACCCAATTAGGATCAGAAACGCCTACAGTATTTTTCTTTTCAACTATTCCTAGTCTATTTTCACCAATAAACCATGCATATTTATCTTGATTTTCTAAAGAAGACATTAAGTTATATCTCCTTCCACTGGTTTTCCTACCATTCTAGGGATTGATATATTTTCTAATTCTACTCTTTTTATTTCCAATATATCTGGTGGTAAAGGGTAATATCTTTGTCCTACTACAGTATTGTCATCACTTGACACTTCAGTTACTGCGTCTATAATTTTTGTTTTAGCAGCAAAATCATCTTGTGCTCTATTTAAAGCTTTTCTCACAGTTGTTTCGCCTATATCAGGATGATGTTGTTGCACCATCTCTATTAATTCGCTTTGTTTCATGATCCTGGCTTCCATTTTTCACTTAATGTTTCAAGTTCAGTAGTAATACTTTCTGCTAATAATTTAATATTTGTTACTAACAATTCTGCTACTTCACTATCTTCATCGCCTACAGAAGCTCTAGAAAATTTCTCTTCTAAAACTGCCTGGGCTATTCTTTTTATAACTAATGACTCGCATGTCACTGGTAATATTTCAGCCGCAATTCCTGTTGCATCAACTGGTTCGGATAATGGAAAGTTTGTAGCAACATCCCAATTGTCTGGGCTAATTGTTGTACTATCTGTAAGAGTAGTTCCAGTAGGATTATATTGGATTCTGTTAATTTTATAAACTCTTAATGCAGAGTTACCAAATGGAAGTACCTCAGTTGCTGCATCTCCAGTCACATATTCATGACCATTTGTTGCTGGTGCAGTTTTTAATTTTGGTACTCCACTAACATTATCAATCCAATAAACTGGACTTGTTTGTGTTGCAAAATATATACTTTCACCATCTAATGCTTTTAAACTTTGCTCTAAAGATACTTCTTTAACTGTTTTAGTTATATATCTTTCAGTTTGTATACTGTTATCTACATTTAATATATGATTGGCATATGTTCTAAACATCAATAATATTTTAGAATCAGTTAGATCTTCATTATCACCTGGAGCTTCTTGACCTTCTGTTAATTCTTCTGGATTTGGAGTAGCTGCTAAATTAGTTAAAAGAAGTCTATGAGGAAGCATTTGATACATGCTCCATACTGCATTACTCCAAAGCTCTTCGGGAGCATTGACATCATCAAGATAATCATCTCCGATGTCTCTACCTAATACTTGTAGTACTCTACTTTTTATTGTTGTTGTTGATGCCATTAATTCCTTTTAAATAGAGCCCCCAGGGTTAGCCAGGGGCTCATTATTATACTATGTTATAGATTAAACAAAATCAATAACAGCGTGAGTTTCAGGTAACATTACCTCAAGACCCGCTTCTGTTATAATCATGTCTTTTCTACCATCAATGTCATTTTCTTGAACATTAGTTTCAACGAAAGTATCTCTCGATATTCCATTTCCTGCTAATGGTCTTAAAGCAACATTTGATAGATCTAGAGCTACTGCTTTGTTTTCCATATCATTTCTAAACAATGGATGCGCTACAAAGTTAAGCGAACCATATGAAGTAGAAATTGATGTGATGTCAACAGGCATAAAGCTAGATGTCTTAACATCTAAAGAAGCACTAAAGACTTCTTTATTGTTAGTTGGAGTATTGTCAGATTTACTAAATGAATTAGACAAGAAGTTACCGTCACCCATTTTATGTAAACCATTAACAACTTTACGAGATGTCAAGATTAGCTTTTGTCCACTGTTTCCAGTTTCATATGCCATGAAGTCATCCATAAGATCAACCATACCATCATAGTTGAACCCACATTTAACATCATATGTCGCATCTGAAGTAGAAACTGCAGTACCGCCATCATAATCGATCTGATACCTTTTACCACCCTTAGCTTCTAAGAACGGTATTGCACCCCAAGATGTTCTTTCATCAGCCGAGTTATATTTACCATAACCGAATAAGAAAGCATTTTCCATGTCCATCTTGTGAGCTTTAAGGTGTTCAGCATAAATACGTTTCCATTCGTTCTGGAAGCCTCTATACTTAGTAGCCATCATTGAACCACTCATTAATGGAACAGCTGTTTTGAAAATCTGTGAGTAAAACTCTACAGATGTCAATTCATCTCTGAATCCATCAGGAGCAC